TAGCCGGCACATCTAAGATAGTTACCTTTGGTTGCAACACTCGTTATTACCGTGTTAAGTACACCAACGGGGCTATTGCCCAAACAACATTCACTGTAAGTTCCATTATTAAACCAATGGCTATGAAGCCTTCGTCACATAGAATTAGTGATGATGTAAGCTCTCAGGATGATGGTGAGCTGGTTAAGGCTGTGTTGACCGGAGAGGATAAGGAGGATAGTGCGTTTCATAATGTTGCAGTAACGCATGAAGGAGCCCTGCTCGTTAAGTCCGAATCTCCTATCTCTGGGCTGTTTGTTTCAGAGCTCTTAAGGAACAGTACAAGCATTGATATGAACGTTGATGGTTCTAGTACGCCTGTGTTGTTTACGGCTGGACCGCCAGCAGGTAAGAAGTGGTTTATAAGTCGCATAATTATCTCCATAACAGATACTGGTATGACTTGGCAGAAGTTTGGAGGAATATCAGGTGCTTTGACAAATGGTGTTGACCTAGAGTATCAATCAGAAGGAACAACCTATGACCTTCTTGATGGAATATCAATAAAGCAGAACTCTGATTGGACTGGATTTTGTTATGATGCTAGTCTTGCTGAAGGACCCGGAACACTTGATATGTTTCGTGTCAGATGGACGTTCAGTAAGTCAGGAACTTTCTTAGTGCTTAAGAATGATGATAGTGATGTGTTTACCTGTACGGTAAATGATGACCTTGAGGATTTAACGGAATACAAGACTTTAATACAAGGATATGAGGTGGACGAATGAGTTATATAGTCAAAGAAAGTAGAGCGTTTGAAGACTCAGCGATTAGAGATACAAACGACCACTTAAGTCCTCTTATTGATAATAGTGGATTTTCTATAAAGACCATTATCATTGAGAATAGTCTTGATAAAGCTATCACTTTTACTTGCTTAGGTTCAGCTCACGCAGACTTCTCCAACTCATTTACTATCGGCGCGTTTGACCATGTTGCTGATTTTAATGGCTATCAAACTTGCGACAGCTATATACCTTATTGGAAGCTAAAGGCTGTATGTTCTACGGCTCCGACGAGTGGCTTATTAAACGTTTACGTGGAGGGGATAAGATAATGGGAACACTAGATCAACCACAGAGCGCGGCAACAACCAGTGTATGTAGAGTTAAGAAGCTTGACGGCATGTCAAGGGCTGAAGTAAAAGTAGCTATTGATACACTTCTTGCTAAAGGATGGAAGTTCATGTGTGTCTATAATGATGATACTCATGTAAGAGTAATTTTTACAAGAGAGCAAGATGATTAGGACGTGCCCACATTGCGGAGAAACAGCTGACTACGAAGAAGGACATCGTAGCTGGATCTGTAAACATTGTCGTGGCTTCATCGCAGATAAACCAACACACAACGAGGATTGACATGAAAGAATTTATTAGTAAACAAGTTAAAGAGGTGGGACTAGGCATAGCTGCATTCTGTTTAATGTCGTGGATGGTCATTACGATAACAACTAATATGGTAGGGTCTATTGATAAGATTCACGAGAATGCAGAAGCATTTACTATGAAGGTTGGTTATGAACATAAGGTACAAATGGAAGCGCAGAAAGAACTAATGATTCAGCACAAAGGGATAACAGCTGCACTGGGAAGAATAAATGGATATAAGCGACCATAATCATTATGACGATGAAGAGTTACAATGTCTTTTAGTAGCCAAAGGACTGTTCAACAAAGGCTGCGAAGCGAAGTCATGTGAGACGTGTCACAAGGCATGGGCATTAATAGATCAAGCAATTTTAGCAAAATATACTGAGTTAGCAAAAAGAGATAAGGAGACCTAATGGCTGTATCGTGGACAAAAGAATGGACCTCAGCAGACGACGGCACTATTGTTAGTGGCTCTGATCTGAAAAACATACAAGATGATATTGATGGTGGTTTGTCAACTAATGCGTCAACTATTCAAGGCGTCCCTGTCGATGTCCCAGTAGCCGGTGACGATACCTATGTGATGTTTTATGATGATGTTAATGGTAAATTTGACTATAAAGATCCCGCTGTTTCTGAAATAACTAGCGGAATTATTGATGGGACAGTTATAGGCGGAGTCACACCTGCATCAGGAACATTTACAGTATTAGAGGCCACTACATCTTTGGCTGTTTCTGGTACTGGAGATGATGGTGTTATAATTACTGGTATCAAAGACGAAGATGATATGGCATCTGATTCTGATACACATTTAGCGACACAGCAAAGTATAAAAGCTTATCTAGACGCTAGTAATGACGCATTTATTGCGGGGGATTACTTAATAGAGTCTGCTGACACTGAAAGAACCACTGATGATAATGACTGGCAGTTAAAGAAGTCTATTAGACTATCTAGACCGGGGATATTAAGAATAAAGTTTGCGCTTGCCGGTACAAATCCCAGTGATGGTTATGGAGCTATTTTTAGAAATGGTGTTCAAGTCGGGACCACACAGTCTATAGCATGGGCAATTGGTTACCAGACATTCTCTGAAGATATATCAGGATGGTCGAAACATGATTTATGCCAACTATATATCCATTCTGAAGCTTTAGGACAATATGCGAATTGTAAAGAGTTTAGAATATATGCAACAGTTCAAACAGTGTATGATGAATCAGTAGTAACAGACTAAAAGGAGGGAATATGGGAACCTTTATTAAAAAACTTATACCTGCTAACATAGCAGCTATAATCGGGATAGTGCAGGTAGTCGTTCCTTTGGCACGGGAATTGGTTATCGCAGCTATCAGAATCGTTGACGTTTTGACACCATCCAAAGGCTTGGAACCTTTGATTGTCAAAACAGTTGCTGTTTTCGCCACCATTGAAGGTGGTGTGAATAGCTTCAAAAACATGTTTTTGGGAGAATGAAAATGAGAAAATGGTTAATCGTATTATTGTTAGTAGGCACAGTATTTGTCATGGGCTGTGCAAAAGAAGCAGAAGCACGTGGTTACAAGGGAGATATTTGTGACAGTCCTTTAGGTTCTATTCTAAATGAATGTGTGCAACATCCTAAGGTCAATCATCCGTCTGAAGACAAAGCTCTTATGCCTATCGGTGTAGGAATCGACTTGATTCTTTATGAGTCAGATGTCAAAGACATCACTTACAAGATCACTGCTGAGTATAAGTATGACCTACGAAATAGCGAACATGAAATTTATGGTGTCGTCACACTGAAATTGATGGACATTATACAGAAGATTAAGGGAGATAAATAATATGGGTGTGCCTCTTGCTGATTCAATAATTAAGTTATGTAAGTCTGGATTAGACGCTTACAAAGAACATCTTGCAGGTCGGCAAGAGGCATACAATCGTAAGGCGGATAAGAAGCAAGTCAAGACGATTGACACTGGGGAGAAGTATATTTTTGCGACAGATGAGCTTATCGCTATTATAAAGAATCTGTACCCAGAGGTAGCAAAGAACAAGAATGTTAAGAAGAAACTAAGCAGTCTATCCTATTATAAAAAGAAGTTTTTCAAAACTAATTGAGGTGGCTATGAACGAATATACTATTGGGTTTACATTTTGCGGAGGGATAGTAGGTATAGCAGCGACGTGTGTTTTCTACATGATGGGCGGACGCAACAACAAAGCTTTAAGAAGATTTCTAGCACCGGGTGTGTTTACATTGACTATGGTAGTTATGGCATTGATACTGGGAGTGTTTAAGTGGGCACTGTTAGCAATGTACATTTTCAAGATGTTGGAGTACATTCAAGGATATAGTAATAGGGACAATACAGGTTGGATCAAACGTACAGGGGTGGCGGCTACATCTATATTAGCAGGCGTATTCATGTGCTACATCATGGGTGGAGGGTGGAACCTTTTATGGCTACACGTTCCCATGAGCTTATCCACCGTGTTGTTTTCATTTAAAAACCCGATAGCAGCAGCGGCAGAAGAGCCTTTGATTTGTGCAATGAACTGTTTAATTTTACAAGCATATTTATTTACAGCAATATAGAGCGGCGTTAAATAATGTCGTAACCTAACTGACAAGCCGAAAGGCATTATACCCTCGGGCATTGTCACTTACGTCGCTCATAATTTAGGAGAAAATAATGGGAAACTTAGCTACGACCATACCTTTCACAGAACTATGGGAACGTCTTTTAACTATGGGACGCGTTGATTCTCCGAACAACGAGGACTATGGAAAAGGACTTGTTAACGACGTGTACACTAGAACACTTCCTAGAACGACTGACTGGAATCCTTTGGTTAAAGAGTCGTATTTGTCAATGACTCCATATTACAATACAGGGACAGCTACGGTCACTGCAGGAAGCACATCAGTTACGGGTGTCGGGACTACGTGGACAACTGCCATGACATCGACAGATAGCTACAAAATTAAGTTTTCAGGAAATGATAACGTGTATGATTTTGATTATGTTGGGGCGACGTCAGGAACAATATCTCCTGCATTATCTAAAGCGACAGACCTAACAACCGTCGCCTACTCTATATTTAGGGACGAATATTCTTTAGCCAGCGACTTCAACAGATTGTTGATGAACGGATCAATTTATAAGTATTCTGGGGGACGCGTTACAAATATAATTCCAGAGCTACCTAGAGATAGATTTAAAGATGCTTTCTCCCCCGAAGCCACAGACCCAATCCAGCGTGCGATGTTAACTAGAACGCATAGTGGTACTGGATACCAACTCGTACGGGTAAACCCTCCTCCAAAGACTGCATGTGTTTACCCGTATGAGTATATTCAATATGTGACACCTATGACGGATTACAACGCCGGCAGTGTTGCTGTTACAAACGGAAGTGCGATTGTAACAGGCACAGACTCTTTCTTCTTAGCGAATACAGCAGTCGGCGATTATTTTAGAGTAGATAGTAATGGAATAGGGGATAGCTCGAAATGGTACAAAATCTTAACTGTAGACAGCAACCTCCAATTAACCCTTAATACTAATTTTGGAGAAGATACTGAAAGCTCTTTGGAATACCACGTGTCTAAGGCACCAACTGCGTTCCCTTTTCCTTTTCATGAATTTATTTTATATGAGGCCGTTCTTAAATTAACAACAGAACAAGGCGACCCTCTTGTGCAAAGCTTGTCAGTAGAAAGAGATCGTATAATGTATGATCTAAAGAAGAACTACAAGTCTAGACGAACAAACACACAGTTCGGAGCATATGATGACGGTATACGTTCTGGACGCGGAAGTGGAGATGACTACTCATGGCGATAGGCCGATCACTACAAGAAATATCCTTTGATAACTTTAAAGGTGGGTGTAACTATAATGCAGACGTTACAGCTTTAGCTGCAGAAGAATCGCCAAATTCTATTAACGTAGACTTTGACGGACACACTATTAAAAAACGAGGTGGATTTAGCCAGATTAATGCTACTGCAACTGGAGCAGGTGACTACGGATACAGTCTGTATGATTATGGCGTATCTTCGACTCGTAAATTAGTAGCACATTTTGGTAAAAAAGTTTACTCTATGGACGATCTTGATGGCGACTTTACAGTAATTAATAACGCTGCTCCAAATAAGATTTCATATAATGCTGAAGTGAAGCAAGTCCTTGTACAGACATACGATAATTATTCACAAGAAATGTACTGGAATGGTACGAGTACTGGGATGATACCATTATCTGAGGACTCTCCGGGATTTAAGCATGTTGTAGAGTTTCAGGGATATTTGCTAGGAGCTAACATAGACGGCGCAAATCTACGTGTGTATTATGAAGATATTAACACTATGATTGACGGGGCATATGCTAGTTATTTCACTCTGACAGGACCTAAAGATGGAGCAGTTACAGGGTGGTTTATCCTTAACGGCAGATGCTATGCAGCAACTAGCTCTGGGATATTTAGAATATCCTTTATAGGCGGTCTCGCAGTTTTTGAATATAAACAAGTTATTTCTGACATAGGTGTAGTACCTAGAACACTTCAAGTGGTTATTACAAATGAGTATAGTCAGATAGCCTTGTTTCTTGGGACAGACAAAAACGTATATTTCTTTGATGGTTCTGCCATTAGAGTTATTTCAGATAAGTACAGACTAGCTAATAACGATACAGAGATAGCGTTAGAATACATTAATGATAATTACCTTGATAACTCACATTCAGTGTACGACACACAAGAGCAGATCTATCGTTTGTTTGTAACTGCTAAAGGTGACTATCTTAACTCACATTGTATGAATATAGACGTTAACACAATGTCGTATTATCCTTATAATAACATGGCGTTTCTATCAGCGGTAGAAGCTAAAGATAGTCTAGGTAGGATATTTCTAATAGGAGCGGACTACACTGGACGAGTACATAAATTATTCGGGACATACATTAATGACAATGGGAAAGTTATACTAGAGCTTTATGAAAGTCCTGTAATAACAACTAAAGCAGCTGGAATCAGCAAAACTAGATCGCTTGACTTGTACTTTAGACCAGTATCAAATTACCAATTAGATTTAGATGACAGGACAGATTTTGATAAGACTTGGAAGGATCGCGGCAAGGTTGCGATGTTCAAGAATAGAGATAAATTTTTAGGGGAGACCTCAGTATTAGGGACGACCTTTAAACTCGGGAGTGAAGTTGCTACCCTATCAAAGCGTGTCAACTTGCCAGTTACAAATAATATATATCGTTACAGACTAAAGTCAACGGGCGCAGATAAAGACTCGTTGTGTAAGTATTTCAATGGGACAGTAGATGGGACAGGGGCAACAACGTCTATTACAGGAAATAGCACTGACTGGACAACAGATATGACAGCCGCGCGTGGTTGGCGAATCAACATCTCCGACGGAGATCACGCCAACACATCGTATACGTTCGACTACGTGTCAGCGACTACGGCGACTGTCAGCACTATGGTTGCGGGGAACTTTACTGCCGCTACGTATGAAGTATATCGTACAAAGTGTGCGCCATGTCAAAAAGCATGGGAGCTGTTAAAAGTGGACTACAACCCACAACTATTAGCGTATGGTTCAGCGGAGGTGTTGAGATGACACGTGTTGCTGATCATGACACAACTAAAGAAAGCTTACAGATGCAGGAGTTTGCATCTGACGTACGACGCATCCTTAATAATGGTCTGTATGAGATACAGGTGACAACATCTGCAACACCAGATTACGACGCTCCTGTTGAACCGACTATAGTATTATCTTTGTTCGGGGCACAGTTTAGAATTTATGTAGGATATAATAGCCAGTGGTATTACGCTACATTAACATCATTATAGGAGAGTACTATGGCAGGAATTACTTGGACAAAAGAATGGTCTGGCGCAGACGACGGAACTATCGTCGGTGGGATAGACTTAAAAAATATTCAAGATGACTTAACTAATGTATTATCAACATCAGATATTGGTGTGACTGTACAAGCGTACGACGACCCCGGAGAACCTGTTTTTTGGGAGAGTGATTTAGTGGCTTGGGAAAACGAAACTGTATACTTTAACTAGGAGAATAAAATGGCAGACTTAAAAGAAAAAGCATGTTCTTTACTTAGCACAACAACTGTATCTCTTGCCGCAGACGCAGATACTACTATATATACTGTGCCGACAGGAAAGAGATGTATCTTGTCACATGCTATTCTAGTAGCCGGAGCGGACGCCGTAACATCGGATATAAGCATTGGACAGAACGGTGCTACAACAGATTTCATTCCAGCTTATGACTTACAACATCTTGACGCTCAGTATGACTGTGTACTTTTAGCACCGATACCAGCTGTAGAAGCATTACAATTAAAGTCGTACTCAGCAGGCACAGTAATAGAAGCTACAGTAACGAATCAAGCTGGTGGAGCAACTAACACAATGTATCTATACGGCACACTATATTAAGGAGTAGGTATGGGCTACGAAATAAGAGTTGTCAGCAACGAAGAGTTTGACACGCTTCCTTATAAGAAGGCGAAGACGGCCCTTGGATTGGCTGACGCTAGAAATAATGTTGCTTATGTGCGGCATACAGGTGTTAAGGAGCTAGACGAAAACACCATTAGCCATGAGTTCGACGAGCTCTTGATGAAGGTCTCTCCTCATGAAGAGGACGGGATACGTTATAAGGTGTGGTTGCCGTGGCTTGGAAGCCTGTTATTTAAAGCAGCGTCAAGTGCTGCAGCAGGTGCCGTTATAGGTGGAACTGTCAGTAAACTTCAAGGCGGTAAGTTTGGAAAAGGGGCTCTTTCAGGAGCTAAGTGGGGAGCTATTGGTAGTGGTTTTGGATCAGCGTTAGGTGGTGTAGGTGGTGCTGTAGGCGGTGGTGTAGGAAGTGGGTTGCAAAAGATAGGGTCTCTCCTTGGAGGCGCTCAATCTGGATTTGGAGGTGCTGGTGGAGGAATTATAGGTGGGGCTACAAATACATTAGCTGGTGAAGTAGGTAAAAACTTCGCATCGAGTGTCGCAAAGTATGGGACAAGTGAGGGTGTAAAATCTGGGATAGGAAGCAATCTTGGAAACTTAGCAAGAGGAGCCGCTAAATCTAGTATTAACGCGAGTTCTTTCGGTGGTAGCGCACTAGGTTCTAACTTTGCTAACAGTGCAGGTATTCCCGGAGGGTCACTAACATCAACCGCTGGTTCTGCTGGTTTATTCAGTAAGTTTAAAGATTTTGGGGCATCTACAATAAGCAAAGGACAGACAGCGTTAAAACTACAAGATACGTTTGCTCCTTCTGCGAGCCTTAATCCATCGAGAAGTGCAGCCACTGGTGCTGGCGGAGATTCTGGTGGTGAATTATTTGGAGTTCCGGGAGCGTTAAGCAGGTTCCCATTATCCTTAGATAAGGGTGAGAAGTATACGCCAGTATCACAAGAGGAATATGATTTCGGTATTAATAGTTTGAACTCAGCAAAGCAAAATAGAATAACTGACATATTTAAAATGCCAGCTTTTAGAGGACAAACTCCTGAAGAAAACACCAGTTTAGCTGGGCAGTTATCTGGGCTAAACACAGGGTTTGAAAAAGAGCTGGGACAGTTCAATCTAGAGATTGACGACGAGAATTTAAACAGACAGTATCAGTCTATCAGAAAAGCTAACAATCTTACGGATGATTTGATGGGACAATACATAGGATTAGCTGGAAAGTCTGACGATGAAATAGCTAGGAATGTATCTAATTCACCGGCAGAGTTTAAGGCTATGTTTGGCCCACTTAAATCAAGAGTGTGATGGAAAATAAGAAGTATTATTACGATATGTTGCAACGTGGTAGAGGTCATTTGTTTCAGAAGGATGGGCATATCGCAGCAGTAATAACGTTCTTTATAGGGGATGACGATGCGAAGTACTTATACAATCATGAGCCATGGACAGTCGTCGACGATGACCCAGACGGAACTACAGTATACATTGACCAACTCATTGTTAGCGGACACCAAGGAAACGGATGTATGCACAGAGAGCTTGCTGTATTCCTTAGGTGGGTTAAAAAAGAATTTAAAAATGTAAAACGTGCCAAATGGGTACGTGTAAACGCCGAGTTTAGAAAACACGGGATACAAGAAGGAGTCAAAGCAAATGTACACACTAAAAGTATTAGATAGCAAAGATTTTGACAATCTTCCTTATAAGCGCGCCAAGACGTCGCTTGGTTTAGCTAATGCTAAGACTGGCGTGGCGTTTGTGCGGGACACGGGATACAATGATGTAACTAAAGCAACCATTAGCCATGAGCTCGACGAGATGGTAAACAAGGTGTCTCCCCATGAGGAAGACGGAATACGTTACAAGTCTCTCGCTAGTATGGGAGCAGGCGCTGGAGCAGGTGCTCTGTCTAACATTCTTGGAAGTGTTCTTCCGGGGAAGTTTGGAGATTTTGTCGGTGGAGCTTCTCCACTTATCTCTGCAGGTGCTGACGCACTAGCTAACCGTAAAGGTAATCCGTTGCAAGGTGCGATGCAAGGTTTTGCAGGTGGTGGACTAGGTAGCGGAGTCACAAGTGGTATAGGACGAGCATTTCAGAGTGCGGGATCAGGCGCTCCGGGCGGTGTATTTGGTAAAGCGCTTAAAGGATTTGGTTCAGGAGCACTGGATGCTGGTAAGAACTATATAAGTGAAATTCCGGGAATGGGCGGATTCGCAGGTACTGCTGGTCCTGTTGGTAAAGGAACTGCAGCATTGGGCGACATCTTCAGTAAGTTTTCTGGAGGCGGATCAAGTGGCGGAGGAACAAGCATTGGCGGAAACACAGCTAGTAATTCTCTAGGATCTAGATTCTCAGGAGGAAGTGGCGGAGGAAGTTCTTCGGATGTATCTGCTCCTTCTGTACTAAATAAAGATGCTGGAGGTGGGAATTTTATAAGCAAAATTATAGATCAGTTTAAAGTTGGTGGCGGAAGTGGGGACGACAAAGGAAATCTTATTTCCGATAATTTGCCGGGAATAGCGACAGCTTTGTTTGGAGGTATGGCAGCTCCCGGTGTAAATGTACCTAATATTGCAGGAGTTGGCGACGATTTAAGATCAAAATTAGAAGGTGGAACACTAGGCGATGCTGAAGCTAAAGGGTTGGGCATGGACGAATTGAAACGTGTCCTTGGTCAGCCGTTCGGTTCAGTACCAGATAATGCTTTCGCACAGGGAGATATAGAGAATGAAGAAGCTAAATCAGCGGCAGTTGCTCAGTATGTAAATCAGTTCAAGAGCATCCGTCCCGGAGCTGACTTCTCTAATGACCCTGAGTTCTTGAGAGGAATGACAGAGATAGAAAACAAGTATGACCGCGTGCGTACAGCGCAACGTGATGCTAAAGCATTTGAATATCAGCAGCAACAAATACAGCAGAAGTACCAGTATATGACACAGGCGTTCAACTTAGACCAAAATCAAATGTCACAGTACGTGCAGTTAGCACAGCTTGACGTTGACCAGCTGATGCTCGAGTACGGTCTTGAAGTTCAGGAAGCTACTGAGTTCAAGCAGTTGTTCGGAGACCTTGGTCAAATGATGAACCCACAACAAAATGTATCGTTAGATTTAAGCGGATTTCTGAATAAATAAAGGAGGGGCACAATGAGTATAGGCATAAACAATTCCATGGGCGCCTTCCAAGCAGGTCTTGCCGGAGGTAAAGCGCGTAGCCCTGTTTCTGGTGTTGGTGGAGCTATCCGAAGCATGTTAGAACACAGTAGGAAGATCGGATTACTAGGAGCTCAGTCTGGATTCCAAGCACAGGCGTCTAATCAGGTGAATATAAATAAAGAAAACAGAGCGGAGGTACGCGGACAAGAGGAAATTCCTCTGAATATAATTGGTCCTAAAGGTACAGTGACGCAGAAGAAAACCACACGTGACGCTGTGAACATGCGTGAGCCGGCTGAGGCTGCTAATATCATAAATGATATTAATGATCTGAGGCAGCAGTTTGAGGATGAGAAAAACGGTGTAAATCCAATCCAGAATAATGGCACGCCTCCTGCTGGAGATATTGTAACAATACAATATAGTGATGGACAGACGGAGGACATGTCCCGTGCGCAAGCTATACAAAAGGGATACGTACAATAATGCCCGAAATAATTCAAGTAAATCGGCCTAGACCTGCTAGTAATGTTATTCAAGTGAACATGCCTAAGCCTACTAATACTGTTATTCAAGTAGATAGGCCTAAGCCGTCCACAAGCTCATTTTTTACTGCTGGGACCGATCCTGCTATACTAGATGCTGCGGTTATGTCCGGAGACCAATCCACAATAGACAAGGAGCTTGCAGGAGTAAGTCGTAGAGCATTTAATCCGTTCAATCCTGAGCATATTGCGAAGGTCTCAAATGAAGGTCCTGAAGACCTTACTATGTTTGGAGACGCGGTACGTGCCGCGAAAAGCGTAGGTCCATCGGTCTCTTCCTTTATGGATCGTACGAAAGAGATACGTGACCCGAATGTTATGTTCCCCATGACAACTCAGGGGCGCGCAGGTGACATAGGTTTCCAAGATATTATAGCTCCTATCACATCCCAATCAGCACGTCTCACAGGACAGAAATTCAAAGAAGGAAAGCCATTTCAAGGAGTAGGGCAGGCAGCTATGACTGCGGCATCCATACCTGCAGATATTGCCGGTACAGGGATTAGCGTATTTATAGATGTTATAGGTAACGCTATTGATTTAGGAAAGGCAAAGTTTAAGAAGGAGCGCCTCGACAAATTTCCCGGCATGAGTGGGATAGAGCGCTTCAAGTTTGAACGTACGTCTGAAGAGAGTATAGGAGAAGCCGCACAAGAACAACTCCTTCCGGACGCTACGAAAGATTTTGAACTGAAGATTGAAAAAGGAATGGATCCACAGAAAGCAGCTGCGCAGATGGCTTTTGATCTCGCAGCAGTAGGGGCCACCTCGGACGTGATAACAGAATTAGTTATACAGTTGGGATTCTTAGGGGAAGGAGCGGCTGCAAGTAAGATAGGAAGAGCCAAGCATGTAGCAAAGACACTTCCGGGTATTAAGGAAGATAGAGCCGCGTTACGTGCTATTAGAGCACAAGAAGCATTGCAAGCAGTTGGTGGAAAACATAAAGCGTTACCATTTTTAGATGATGCTGGAAGAGCTGGACAAGCACAGCCTGTACGTGGAACTACTCCCGGTCCGGGATTTATTATGGAAGGAGCTCCGGGATTTAAGAGGACTGTACAAGGACCTCAAGTAGAAAATGTAATAGAGTTGGGAGCTAGGCCTAAGCAAGTCGGTGCGCGTAGTGGTGGAAACGTTATTGATGCTAAGTTTAACGCTAGAAATGCTGCTGCACCATCTAGAGAAGTTCGTCTCGCTCAAGGAGCAAACGCAGCTAAGGAAAAGGCTGCCAAAGAAGTAGGCGACTTGAACCGTGCTCAATTAGCGCGTGAGAAAGCTTTCCCTCCGAAACCTGCGGGACTACCGGCACCAGAAGGAAAAGGACGTCCTCCTGTAGGACAGGGTAACGTTGGACCTTTAGCAGGACAAGGATTTGTTATTGATGACGCTGGAATTGGTGTAAAGAAGGCTGGGCCTGCTGTAGAAAATGTTATTGAGAAATCAGCTGGAGTAGCCCGTAAAGCAAAAGGTGCTAAACCATCTAGAGAAGTTCGTTTAGCTCAAGCTGCCGATTCAGTTAAGAAAAAGGCCGCAAAAGAGGGCGCAATACAGGCTAAGTTTGCCAAAGAGCAAGGACAACGCAAGGCGATCGGCCCTTACAGAGGCTCTCAGAGCGTCGAAAAGATAGATGATGCCGTTGCTGGAAAAGGATTTATAGTCGAACCGGGTGGCGAAAAACTGCCATTAGGCAAGGGTAAAGTGCCTGTAGAAAACATTATAGAGAAGTCTTCACGTAAAGGACCTGTTAAATCAGTGCGACAAAACGCACTTGAACAAGCCGCTGGTAAGAAACCACCACCAGAAGTAGGTGGAGCTCCAGTTAAGTTGGTGAAGACTCCTAAACTTGGTAGGAAGAAAGTTAAGATTAAAGTCAAGAAGCGTGAAAAGAGACTGGGTAAAAAGGGAGAGACACAGGCATTTGGAGAAGGCGGGGACAAAAAGAAAGGTGCGTCCCTTGCAGCGAGATATCAAGCTATTAAAAGTAAAATGACTCCGCAAGAAAAGGGGTACGTAGGAACCTTACAGCAAACTACAACGAGCGTGGACAAAAGTGCTGCATTGCAAGCGCGACGTGAGATTGAGAAAGTTATATCTAGCGTAGAAGAGAGGGGCCTAGGAAACAAAGGGTTCGCTAAAGCATTCGGAGACAAACCTGTTAAGAAGACACCTCAGTCTGTCAAAGCGGCACGTATTGAGCGACAAAAATTGAAGGTACAAGCATTAAAAGATAGCCGGAATCCTAATCCTCCTAAAACTTTAGGACAACTTGCAGATGAGCCTAAGAAAGTAGCGCCTATAGTTAAAGGCGTTAAAAAATCCCCTAAACCCGAAAAAGATATAGGCGGAGATATTGAGATAGAAATTCCTGTGGAAGTTAAAGCACTAGATGCTGCAGGCAAGTCTATCACTAAGTCCGTCGGTGGTACAAAGGTAGGGAACACTAACGTCGGCCAGCTAGTTAAGGACGGGGCTATAACTGAGCGACAAGCTAAGATTCTTGTAATGGCGGATAAAGCTAATCCTATCATCGGATCTAAATTTGCATCTATAAGTGCGTCAGAACGTGCTAAAGCTATTGGGAATCCATCCCTAACAAAAATGTTAGACATCATAGAGCGCACGACTCCTGAAGAAATGGCAGCGTTACACGATACACCTGTGTCTATGGCGCTTAACCTTGCTAAAAGAGCCGTAGAGAAAGGCGCTCCTATATCATCTGTCTTAGATGAGATCGCGCAAGACTTACTCGTTGCACGTAAGGTAGCTAATCTACTCGGTGTTAACTTAAATGCTATACGAAGATCTACTGCTACTGGAGAGCTCGAGGGTATACTACTACAGCAGTTGAAAAAAGCAGGTGTGACGCCAGCGGAACAGACAGCGATACGTGAGGCTCTTAAAAATATAGGTAGTACGAAGGCGCGGACTAATCTAGTTCGTACCCTAGATATGGTAACGGAATATGGTATTAACGCTATGCTTAGTTCTCCGGTTACATTTGTACGTAACCTTGTCGGATCAGCTGCCGGTATAAGTTCGCAGATACCAGTTAAGATAGCTCAGGCAACTGTCTCTGAGATAGCCGCTAAGTTACGGATACCTCAGACAGAAAGAGCTTATTTTCAAGAGCTAGGCCCTGAGATCGCAGGTATGATAAAAGGTATGGTAAAAGGTACGCGTAAAGGAAGACGTTTCTTTAAACATAAAGACGTTAAAGGAGTGTTCGCACATTTGGACAGTAAATTAGCTAGACTGAAGGCAACACATATTCCTAAAGGAAAGACCTATTCTACCTTGAAACGTAACCAGAAGACTAGGATGCTGCGGCAACTACGCATGGATCTAAGAGACTTAATGACAGAGGAAGAAGTGACACGTGCTGCAGAGTTAGGGTTTTCTAGAGTCAGTCAAAACATACCCGGACCAATAGGGGATATTATAAACCTTCCTGTACGTGGATTAGTTGCAACGGATAAGATATTCCAGACAGCATCAGCGTCGGGACATATAGCAGCGAGACGTATCCGTAAGTCTATTCAGACTAAGACATCTGTGAAGAATGTACGTCTGACTAAGCTAGAGATTGAGGAAGCTAAGAATGACGCTCTGTTCTACGTGTTCCGTGAGAAGCTGGGACCTAGGCTAGGGGCTGTACAAAATCTACTATCTGATACTCCGCTCATGCCGTTGATGATACCGTTTTTGAAGTCAAGAATAAATTTTGTTAAGTTTGGACTGAAGAACTCTCCGTTCGGATTGATCGACACGCTATGGAAATCTGCTAAGTCAGGAAAGCTAGACACAAAGTCTGCTGCACGCACCTTATCTGGAACAGCAACTTTGTTCGGAATACATAAATTCTTTGAGATGAATAGTGACAAAGTGCAACTGCAGCCTTCAGCAGGAAGTGCACCAGAACGTGCTCTTTTACGTGAGGCTGGTATTGGGGAACAGGTTATAGTTTTTGGTACAAATCTTAATGACCCTAAGAAACGTAAGGTGACACATACTGAACCGTACGCTAATATGGCTCCGTTTAGTGGACCTCTAGAGGTTGAGGCTTTAACGCAGGAATATTACCGACGGATAGATAAAGGGGAACGCATCGACGAGGCATTTGCTAAAACATTTAACAAAGCGTTACGCGGAGTCCTTAATCAAAGTGCATTTGGAAGTGTTAAAGATTCAGTACGTGCTGCTGAGAATATGGCAGACACTGCTGTTGCACTGGACAAGGACGGTAACCCAGAGTTCGGCCCTTTTATGAGTATAATGAGAGGCCCAGTGGCACAGGTTGCTAGTCGTAAGGTAGCTGGTGTACTTATACCAAATTTTGTCAGAGATATAACCAAGCTTTTTGATAATCGTATACTAGATACAAAGACACTTGGAGAACGTTTACGTGCGGATCTCCCACTACCATCCTCATTTAAGAAAGATATACCTGCTCGTCAGACTATGTTTAATACAGACGCTCAGCGACAACAGAAGAGAATTCCGTTCAGTCCATTCGCAAAGAAACAAAGGATTGACAGAACGCTAGAGGAGATGGCTCGTCTAGAAGTGTTCCCGGCAAAGGCTCCAAAGCAACTATCTGAGCAAGGTCTGAAACTTGTGCTGACAGAAAAAGAACAGCAAGAGTATAACTTCTTAGGTAAAGAGTTGAAGCAGTCCCTAGATGGAATCGTGCAGCAATCTTGGTATAAGGGATTGGATGACTTTTCTAAAGGCAAACTATTTGAGGGTATTCTTGCTATATTCCGTAAGACACAAAATAAAGCTACGAAATCTCAAGCCCTTCTTAGATTGATACAATCTAAAGAAGGACTCGAGCAAATGTTGATGGGTATTACGAAGGGTAGGTCAACTACGCCTTTTGGCTCCAGTCGGTAGAAGTCTTCTCTATATTAACTAGGATAGGGACACGGAATGTCTTGCGATCTTCCATTATCGCAACAATATGTCCCACAATACCTTCCTCAGCGTCGTGTATCTCGATCACCAATTCGTCATGTATAGTGAGTAATATGTTTGATTTCATGTCTTTTAATAGCGCATGTATCTCTATCATTGCGCGCTTTATTATGCCTGCTGCGCATCCTTGTATCAGGTAGTTAACTCCCTTATAGGACTCTCCCTTAGGACATGTGTACTTACGTCCAAAGACATCTTTAACGAAACCAACATCCATGATCTTCTGTGGCACGCGCCACGTAAATAGGCGTACCTTATGATAAGCCGTGTAATACTTGTTGATGAATGCGCGCGCATTGGAGTAAGTCATATCAAAGTCAGGGTACTGCTTGTTAACCATCTCGCAGAACTTCTTAGGACCCATGCCATAGATGATACCGAAGTTAATATTCTTGCTGAGGGTACGCTTCTGCTTTGTCTCCTCTCCAAATACCTCTTGGCACGTGAGGCTATGCAAGTCAGCACCTTCGATATACGCCTCTATCATTTTCGATTCTCTCGAGTAGTGCGCAAGTATACGTAGCTCGATTTGAGAATAGTCAAAATAATAGTTGGTATAATCAGGACGGCATATAAAAGCACTACGAATATCAATACTAGCGTCTCTAGGAATATTCTGTAGGTTCGGCTTAGAACAGCTGAAACGCCCAGTTCGTGCGCCTGTTTGATGGAAATCACAATGTACGACGTTATTTTCATCTGCTTTCTCCTTCAATGTTTCTAGATAAGTAGTTCTCAACTTCTCTAGCTGTCTCTTCTCTAATATAAGGGGGATGAGAGGATGGTCATATTTACTTAGGTTCCACTCGTCAAACGCAGGACGCCCCTTCTCTGTCCAGTAGTCACACTTCAACCCACACACATTGAACAAATAGTCAGCAAGTTGTTTAGGAGAACGAACATTTATATCGTTATGGTTCTCTTTAATCTCCTTAGTTATATGCACTAAACGCTTGTTAACGTTGGTTATGTTTTTCTCACAGAACTCAACGTTGACCAGAACTCCTCGTCGCTGCATAGCGATTAAGCACTGCAACAGTGCCGTCTCAGTTTCGTACACAGGAGAGTCCATAACGCCCTTTGAACGATAGAATTTAAACAGATCCATGGTGATCTTAGCGTCATTCCTAGCGTACGGTTCCATGATTTCACGTGGCACGTCAGCATAGCAGGTGAGCTTATGTTTTCTCATGTACTCTTTAACGGCTACCTCTTCCGTGTTGTCCACGTCTAGATACTTCTTTGCTAGATCCTTGAGCTTATTCGTAGGCTCGTCGGAGTTATATATGTGTGCCATGATCATTGTATCGTGGACTTTTCCCCCAACGTCCATTCCGTATACTTTCAGCATCTGAATATCAAACTTAGCGTTATGATACACAGTTTCATTAGCGCTACTCATAAGCAGACAATCTATATTAACTAGGTCGTCCTCTCCTATCGCTATGTAATCTGTGTTGCCGTCTATATCGCACGTTGTTATTGCAAATGGTTTGTCTCCATTGTATGAATCAAGTCCTGTTGTTTCGCAGTCGACTGCAAATATCATTATTATTCCTCTATTATGGGTTCAAAATTAGCATCCATACGCCGTATGATAGGAATTATCACAATGTCGTTTTCCTCCATAGCACGCCTCTCACATTCTTTTGCTGACGTGGTGACATGGTGATACTCGATCTCAACTCCGATAAACTTACTAACCCACTCGTCCCTACGTCTCTGGGTGATGTTACACTCGTCCACGATAACAATATCATGTCCGACTATGAACAGCGCTTTTGTTTGGTACATAGTAAGAATGTGTACCATAGGCTCTGCGTCAACTAAGAAACGTTCTCCGTGTAACGCCAAACGTGTGGCGTCTCCGTTGACCATTGGAGCGTTGAGCTTCTTTGAGAGCTCTTTAGCGCGTGTGCTTTTGCCCGATCTTGGCAAACCTACCATAAGAATTAATTTTTTCATCGGTCTTCCTCCGAGTTCCAAAGCTTTTGTATTTTGTCTATTTTCTTCTGTGTTGTTCCCCAACCTGACCAGCAATTACTAACTCCAAATCCTGCTGCCCTTATTGCATCAACAGCGCCTAATCTTGGCGGAGAATCAAACCCCATTGGGAAATCTCTTCTTGTATCAACTTCGATAATACACATCCAATATTTTTTCATTAAAAGTCCTCCTTATGTAGCTTTGGGTTTTCAGTAAACTCTTTGAGAAGCTTGATGAACGCGTGCGTTTTAACGTAGAACGCGTGCTTCTTTGTTAGACAACCATTACGAAGTAGTTTAGCGAGATAGACTTTTGCTTCGTTGTAGTCTGATCCCGTAGCTTCTTCAATAAATTTGACTGTTATCTGGTATCCGTCGATAAGTTGGTAGACCATAGCGATCCCCCACTTAGATAGCATAGCCTCTATGGCCGCTCTATCTTTGATAGTCTCTGACAAGCGTATACGTTTGGAGAATACATCAAACCCAAACTGAGGCAAGTCGTACTGAGCACACATGAATTCGTATACAAACTTCACATGTTCTGGTGTCACTATGACACGTTCCCCGTCATCCGTGCTAAATAGGCGACAAGCCAGTGCAGTAGCTAGACGTGCCAGCTTTATCTTTTGCTCCATTGAATTAACAATAGGGCAATCAGACGTATACTGAGCACACATCTTAACTCCGTATGTGTGACAGGCATCAACAGTTTCTGAGCTCAATCGTACTTGGTCGGCCTTCCTGCTCCATGCCCAAAGTACAAGATTATGGCATAGGTCTGAGGTGTACACGTGAGGGATGTCAGGTTGCTTTCTCTCGTCGGCTCCTGCTGCATCTACCTCGCGCTTATCTAAGATAAGAGCTAAATCAAAACGTGCTATGTCTTCTTGCTTTCCTATTAGATGTTCAAGCATACTCGGACCACTGGCTATGTTACCAATCGGAGATTTCTCTCTAGGGTTACTTAGCCATATCAATCTGGTTCTAGCATGAGTGCGCTCTATTCGTATCTTGTTTATTTCTGCGATACCAGAGCTACGCATATCTGACATAGCTCCTATCTCGTCTTGCGTGAGGCCACAAACTTCGTCAATCCCTAGCAGGCGCTTATGGTTCAATGGTATCCTGCCCCATGACACGCGCCACCTTCCTCGCACCTGATCTAGTCCTCCGACTAAGCCTGCTAGGGTTGCGTTTTCACCACTCGACCTAGCCCCTAGACGGTAGTGATTAATTAAATATTTAAGTGTATCTGACTTGCCGCAACGCGTGTCGCCTATAATAAGTATCTCTGGGAATCCCTTATCAACCTTTCGCTTACCGAAGTAGAAGCTCAAAGGGCTGTGAAACACAAGGTCTATAGCAAGATGGAGGTTCTGCCTATTATATATTTGAGTGACATTCGTGCTTAGGTCTGCGTAGATGTCATTAAGTCTTTCTCTGATGTGCACTGGAACACCTCTAATTGTTCTTTGAGTTCTGGGGTCATTGTGAACTCTTCAATGGAAGAGTCCGCCGGTTTTACTTTGTATCCTAAGTACACTAGAGATTGGTCTTTTGGGCTAGGAAGTGCTAATGCCTCGATCTCATAATCTGTATTAGCTATGAGACGCTTACCCAAATGGTATAGTTCTCGCTCTACATAGGTTTGATTCTGTGTATCCTCATCATACGTGATCTCATCTATAGAGGGTATGATGGATACACGGTTTACTGGTTGATGAGCATTCTCTTTTATTCTAAACTTACGGCAGTTAGGTACATGGAATATGTCACGTAAAATAGTAGTACGGTCTTTAGACTTACACTCAATCAGATCCAATAGCCTAGGCGTAGTTTCACTGATGATTATTTTATCAGACCCGCCTTTGTCTCCTACGTCACATCCGTTGCAGATAGCACCGCTATCTCTACTACACTCAATACATACCTCACGAGGTATGATATATGGTGACGAATCTGTACCTACAACACGTATATTGAAACGTGTTCGTGTGTAGAATAGACCTTCTTCGTCAATACTGTCCAAGTTTGTATCTATTACTTCGTCACTTATAGCCACAGGAGAGTCTGTCGGACGCATCTCAAATGGTGTACTCTCTACTAGAACATGAAAATCTTGTACCTTGTTACCTGCCAATATGTAGTCTGTGAAGTCAGCGTTTGAAGGTTCTGTCAAAGGAAGTTGTACAAATTTAACCGACTGTACTACATGACTGATAGCATTGTATACTTTAAGTGCTCCAGTCTTGCCTGCTATATCTATGTCATAACAGAAGATAACGTGCTTATCTAAGAACAGGGGCTTCCACTCACTGATGAATGTGCCGGCACCACCGGTAACTGTCATCGCATTGAGCCCTAACTGGTTAGCTAGGAGGGCGTCCTTCTCACCTTCCATTAAGTACACAGTTTTCTCATGTACGTTATCCATGGGATACAGGCGTGGCGTACTAAATCCATGTATCTGATACCACTTCTTTGCTTGGTTATCTGGATTGTATTTGCGTATGTTAACAAGCTCTATGTTCTCTTTAATAGGGAACCAATACGCGTTCTCATCTGCGTTGTATCCTATCTCGTACTTCTTTATAGTTTCTTCTGTCCACAGACAGTTCTTCTTCAGCCAATCTAACTTCACCGTATTTGCAAATAGAGCCTCATCTCTAGCAGTGATGTCATCTTGTGTGTACGGGAATTTAGTTGCGGTATGTGTCTTCTTAGAATGTTTCTTTATAGGTGGGAACAGAGCGTTATGCTCAGTATCTATAGCAAGTTGAGCGTCTCCTATAGGTATATCGTCTACATTAGCTAGGAACTTATGCATTCCACCTCCTGAGAACATCTTGCACGCAGGTTGGAAACATTTGTATGCTCCTGTAAGAAGGCTTACGCTAAACGATGGGTCCTTATCGTCATGTCCGGGACAAGGCGCACGGAGTTCGTCTCCATGCACCTCACCACCAGATAAATGACGGGTATAAAACTGTTTTATGTACTCAGGATTATACCCTGCCATTTAGTAATCCTCATCCGCTGATGCTACAGGTGCCTTCGCCGCACCTTCAACTTCAAAGTTAAGGTCTTTATTTGAGAATGTCTCAAATAGTGATTCCGCTATCTTGGCATCCTTTGGATCTGTGTCTCCTGCTTCCGATACGTCAAACACGTGCCACGTGCCCATATTGTTGGTCTTTGCTTTTGTGCCTAATCTGTATTTCTTTAGCCACATGTCGCATCCAGCCATTTTACACATCGTGTAGAGCTTACGACCTTCTTGATAGTTTGTCATCGAGAAGCTAAGCACGATTGGAAGTGTTGATCCCTCTAGCAATACTAGGAAATTCATATATGCTGTGCAAGTCGGTTTTTCCCCGTGTTGTCCCCATTTTGTATCCGCAATAACTCTAGCGTCATTAGGGTTGGTAGTTTGGTATTCGACACCTCCACCTTGATCACGTGGTATCCACTTGATATATTTTCGATGCATTGCAACTGGTAGGAAAATGTTAGTTGGGAGAGCGCCTTTGCTAATTTGGTTAACGACGTCGCCAGCCTTCCCTTTTCCTTCTTGGACAGCAGGAGATAAGCCCTGTAGTAGTTCGATTCTTGGTAGTAGAAGGTCTTTAGCATCTTCATTTTCAAATCCTCTTGGTGATCCTGTTGTTTTTGCTACTGCTTGTGTTGTCTTCTTTGCTACTGCTTTTTTTGGTTCTGTCATTTTATATTCCTCTTATTGTTATATTGGTTTTTATTGATGTCTTAATCCCCGGCGGCAACTCGTCATTAAGCTCGAGTCGCTCCTTATAGTATCCGTGCAGCTTACTAGCATGTATAGCTGTCACCAAGTCCCAGTCGCCCTTGTCACGTATGAATGTCTCAAACGCTTGAGCTGACATTGGGTCATCCTTGTCGACACTGTAGTATTTCTTAGCTGACAAACTCGCCGTGCCAAGACCCTTCACTTTAACGCTTAGCTGATCAGTAGCCTCCATGTACTCGATGAGATCATACACCTGCTTAGCTATTTCGCTGTTTATTTCCTTTACGTCGGCTTCGAGGGAAGCCTTCGTTATGCGCATCTGTTTAAGATCGTTGAGTCCTATTAGGAAATCGCTATGATCTAGCATTTTTACCTCCTTTCGTTACATTGTTGCTAAGTTAAACGTGTTGGACGCATTTGTTAAACTTGTTGATGTGTATCCGCCATACCCTTTGTTAAGATCCCCACTGCCACTCCTTGATGTCCTAGCGAATCCCTCTCCTAGCGTCTTGTACGTCAGCATTGGAGCAGTTGGGGTTGTTAGAAAGGGCGGACGACTATGTCAATCCTTTCTGGGTCAGCTTCGCCAAGATCGTCTTTAAACTTGAGCGCAGCCTTAACAGCCGCATCTTGATCACTACGTGCCATAATGCAACGTGGCTCAAGGACAATCTTTGGAGGTTGTGTGATTTCATCTTTAGCCCTCTCTGGTTGTTCAATAATTGCTACCTCATACAGTTTGTATCTGCTCATCTTTTCTCCTCTCTGATTTTTTTATTACTTTCATGTTAAACATATGGTTAGCTATCTTACACTTACCAAATGCCCCTTTGGTATTCTTTCTACCTCTAGCTGTTGGCCCCCTCACAGTGATAATACCCACAGTACGCCTTTATACAATAAGACACCTGTAATAAGCCATGCATAAACTGAACTCATCAGTACTCCTCCAACTAGGAAAAACTCAAATAAATCTTTCAAACGGTCTTCGTTCTTTTTGTTCATGTCACCTCCTATACAGTTAGGTTTATGTGAAACTTGTCACGTACTTCGCAAGTTATGTCAGCGTCCCAATGGTTCGGGAACTCTATCTTGTCAGGCACAAACTTAGGCTTAGTGAAATACGGTTTCATTGCTTCATATGCTGTGAATCTTTGGTATGATCGAACCGCCACAAAAGCTCTGTGCATTCTATGTGAATTATCTCTTATCATATCATCTTGATTAAGTCGCCCATGACCTTAGCCGACAGCGACTCTTTTTTTCTTAACGCTTTGTGTATTCCCACGTCCACCGTGTCTCGTGCCAACAAATCTATGTACGTAACGTTCCTAGTTTGGCCAATACGGTGGCATCTATCTTCGCATTGGACACGATCACCGTACGAGTATGAGTTAGAGAAAAAGACGACATAACTGGCTGATGTAAGATTGATACCCATACCAGTTGTTTGGATTTGCCCGACGAAGACTCTCGTATCTGCATCTTCATTAAATCGTCGCACGCAGTCAATTCTGTCTTTAGTTTCGCCATACACAATCTGATGCTTAACACGTGTAGAATGTAGGGCATGTCGGAGCATTTCGATCTCTTTCCTGAAACGAACAAAGATAACCACTTTTCTTTTAGGATCAAGATTAGCAAGGAACTCCATAAGCCAAATAGCTTTAGGATTTTTGCGAAAGGCATGTTCTACCCCCTCTATATCTTTAGTGAAGCCTGCCGTTATTTGACTAAACCTCATAAGACGCGTCAAAACTATAGGTGCTGTTACGGTTACGTCTTTGAACTCATATATGAAGTCTTCTTTAAGCTTCTTATACATCAATTTCTGCTCGGGTGTAAGGTCAATCTTTACAACCTGATACAGCTTATCTGGTAAATCTAAGCATTCGTCCTTCGTCTTACGTGTGGCACAGTTGAACACTCGGTCTTTGAGTTGGTCTAGTCTACGCCATGCTACTGCCTGCTTTAAGTTCCAACCACCCATTACGGCATATGTTCCACGGAACCTGTAGAACGATATGCCAAAGATCATAGGGCTTAGTATTTTGTACTGTGCAAATATGTCCAATGGTGAGTTCATTATAGGGGTTCCTGACATAATGAAACGGCGGGGTATCTTAGTAGATATATGGTAGCACGCTCTTGACTGTTGACTCTTAAAGTTCTTAACAGCCGTGCTCTCATCTAATACTAAGAAACTGAAACCACTATCAGCCAGTGCCGGAGCCAATAGCCTTGTAGATTCATAGTTAATTATGTATACATCGGCTTCCTTCTCTAGACTACGCAGTCGCTTTTGACGCGTGCCTAGTAACATCTGATAGGTGAGATCGGAGTGCTTCTCGATCTCGTCAGCCCAATTTTCAACTAGAGTGTTCGGACAGATAACAAGTGCTTTCACCTTTTTACCCACTTCCTTATTATAGGTGAGAACATCAAGGACTATCTTAGTCTTCCCCAGACCCGGCTCAGCAAAAAGCCCCCAATACTCCTTGTCTTTCATTATCTCGAAGCACTCTAGTTGATGTTTGAAAGGTTCAGTTTTGAATTTCATCTTTGCCACTGTTTGATCTCTCCACGAGGTACGCCGCAGCAAGTCTAGGAGTTGTGAAGCCATGCTCCCTCACCCACCACATTTTCTTCTTGTTATTGTACGTCACTGTGGCAGCATACCCTTTGTTCTTTATTACCTGCATAAGTGTATGTACCTGCAATGGTGTTGCAGTATTGTAGTCAATCTTCATTTCGATCGCCATAAACCTGCCATTGACCACCCCTATGATGTCAGGGATTCCTGCCCTAAACCTGTCACTCGCTTTCCAGAAAAAACCATACTCTTTAAGCTGATTTATCAGCTTCACTTGTGCTACTGCTTCTGTCATTTTTAGTCCTATATTCGAGGGTTTCTAAAACGTTCTTCACTCTGTCAAAATCCGTCTGTGTGAATTCCTCACCCACACGATAAGACAGTGCTTGTCCACCGATAAACCAAAAACTGATGACATCAGCTTCACCTATTTTTTCAAAATCATCTTCTCTTATTTTACGTTTCAGAGTCCCATTTTCTTGCAAATTTTTGACTTCTGCCTTGAGTTGTAATTGGGGTTGGTCATACTCTACTGCGTGGGAAGTTGCCATAGATACATTGACACGTATTCCGTCACGTATCTTCACTAAGGTTGGGATATTGATTGCCACTATAACACCTCACTTTCGTTTTTGATTTTGTCGTAGTAAGTCACTAGACATTTTCTCTTTCCTACTAGCTTCACGAGTTTCATTACAGGATTAAAAGCGTTGTGCTTTGCTGTAAGCATCTCACTCGAGCAAAGGATTTTGCCGTTCTTTGCCTTGATACGTGTCCAGAAGTAAATCACTGAACGTTTCTTGGCTCTGAATATGTCAATATAATATTCTTTCTTAGACATACGATACTCCTCTCTCATTGGATTGTGCTACAGGGTAAGATTTTGGTGGGTAATAAGTTATCACGTTTTAATTTCCTTTGGTGATAACCATTGTACTGCAGAACGTAACCTTGTCAAGTATTATTTTACGTTGACAGTTTCTCGACGAGGGTTACTGCTTTGTGTATAATATCAATTTTTAATTCCTCACGCTTACGTCTTTTCTGTTGCTCTGGAAAGTTATTGTTACAATATTTGTGGTAGGCTTTAGGTTTGGCTTTACGCTTACGTTTACATGCTTCAATACAACGTGGACATTGTCGCATGTCACGTAACGTAGGTCTTGAAAAACATTGTGTACATATCCCAACACTCTTGGCATACTCAACGATTTTTATTCTGTATGGGTTAGTTGCCATTTTATCTCTCTTCTCTATATATACAGTTAATCTATTTATTAGTGTCGCCCCAGTACTTTTGTATCAGTTCAAGGACACCTCTCACATCTGCCAACAAATCATATATATCTTTTAATGCGACAGCGTGACTGTCAAGTCGAGTGCATATAACGCACGTGTCATTATGCTCAAACACCTCACACTCCCTACCACATTGTACACACTTACCTATATTCATAAGTATCTCCCTTTGGAAACAGGGGCTTTAGAGCAGTATCTCCTATTGCAAAGGGTTGCCTTATTATTAGACACCTCATTGCCCCTGTTAGTTATTTACTTTTTGTTTGCTTCTCTTTCAAGCCTTATGCACTCGGTAAGTGCTGGTTCTTTAACAGACTTTAGTAGGATTGTGCCATATGCTGACGTGCCTATGGTACCTCCCATGTGCTTATCAACCAGTACTGCATCTGCTGTTCTCTCATATACTGCTAGTATTGACTTGTTCATAATACCCCTTTCTTGTTGTGCTTCTTGTGGTTTGTCCCCAATTAATTTGCATTCGTAATATGGAATGTAAAATGTACTACAAGAGCAGTCAGCTGATGTCACGCCTAGTGTCTTGCCAAACGCAAACAAACTTGTGACTATGAAAATGTCACCTACCTTCCAATATCCTGCTACTTGGTTACGTGATACAATCTTATACGTACGTCCAACTTGGTATATCATAAGTCTTTCTCCCTGTCTTGTAACTCCTGTTGATCACTGTACTGACAGTCCGATAGGACTACTTCATTGTTAAACTCCATAGCCTCAAGGTTTTCTAATGCCTGTTGGTGATTAGGAGTACCCATAATGACCTTCTCCTCTGCTTCCTCTGGGTCACTTGCCTCAATCTCTGTTGTGGTGTGTGTCGTATACCATATTCTTACTCTGTATAAAGGCATTGTCACTCCTTTCTAAACCGTGCAAGTCACTGTTCTCACTGGCTGAAGTGAATACTGGCATTTAATCTTCTTTGCCCCCAGCACTTTGATAATGTCTTTGGTACTTTGCTCTGTACCCTCTGTCACTACAAGACCTAACACTTTGATACTGGTCGTCTTGCCTTCTGCCCCCTGCATTTTCTTTGTCATACGTGTGAAGGTTGCAGTACAATCTTTATACGACAAGAGCATACGTCTCACTCTCATGTGCCTGTAATCTAGTGAAAGCCGCTCACATATTTCTTTAGCATTACTTTCAATGTGACCACGCTTACCTGTCAGTAGTCCTTGTGCTTCCATACTCACAGATGGCTCACGCATATATGTTACACCTAACTCAGCAAGTTTAAATGGCACTTGCTGTACTACACCTTTCAATGAAAAGCCTACTTGAAAGGTCAACTCATCAATCTGTATCTCTTTAGGTAATGCCAATACCTCATTGATATAATTCTCAAAGATACAGAACTGAAACAACTGCTTGTCTTTAATCTTTACCATTGGTTATCTCCCTTGTGTACATGTGTAAAACAGTTTAGTGATGAACTCCTCACGTTTACTCTTGAACTCTGCATATACAAGTGGCGTGTCTAAACTGTCAATGTACTCGTCGAGTAACAGTTTAATTTGATTTACTACGATATCAGGCATACTAACTTTATGCTTATATGCTCTTGGTATGTAGTTGCCCTTGTCAATGCTTACTAACTTCTTACTCACTGCTTGTGCGTTCCTATCTACTATTGAAAACATAACATCTGTAATGCCTTTCTCCCTCATAAGTTGAAGATACTTTGGTCTAGGTGTGAATTTACCCTTTAGCCATGTATTAACAGTAGCAGGTAGACACCCAAACATAGCCCCCATATCCTTTGCGTCATACATATTCTCTTTCATATACCCTTTTAAATCGTGTGCTACTCGTATCATCACATGCTGTGGCATAATGTGTTGTTTTTTCTTCTTGTACTGCCGTTTAGGTCTATTATTGTCATACTCCCTACACCTTTCACAGTACGCATATCCCTCTTGTGCAGGGTTGACTTTGCACTTGGTACATATGCCATTTGCTCTTGCTTCTAATGTTTCTGGTTTAATCTCTGTGTCCATAATATCTCCTTTTGTTGATAGAGAGCATAGGGTACTGAAAGGAGTAACAAGCGTACCCTATGCTGTATCCCTATGTGCCTAAGTGTGTGCTACATTAATATGATTTACGTTCTCAAAGTCCATTTGCATTACATTGTGAAATGGCTTTTCTTCTAACATCAAGCGTAAGTTATTAGCAATCATTGACGCTATCCAAAGTACATTGTACATAACTGCTTTTTGAGTACATGGCAAGTCGCTTGTTTCACTATCTGTCCACAAGTATTGCTCATATATCTTTCTTTGCTCTGGGTGTAATAGGTCAACGCTATACACCTCTGCTTGTTGACCACCCATACGACCATCAATAAAGCCATATACATCTGCATTACGTCGTATTGCTTTGTATATCTGATGACGCACTGCCATACTGTCAACTGCCATGATGACATAACTTCTTAATGCGTGCCTTCTTTCCCAAAATGCCTCTCTTACTTCAATGCCTATACGCTCAAAATCTCGTATCATTCCCTCCAATGCCCATACTTTACTACGACCTACGCTACTGTACGGATAGAACTGATTACTGATGTTTGCAACAGTGATAATATCACTATCATAAACTTTGATACGCTTGAATCCCATTTTAGCAAGTGTCAATACGACAAATGAGCCTATTGCCCCTGCCCCTATGACAGTCAAAGGTGTGTCCAATATATCAACATTAACTAAGTCCGTTTGTCGTGAACGTGCTTCTGTCATATCCAATGCTGGTAGTTGTTGTTGTGCTAATGTTCCACCACTGCCATCAAGACCACTAACAAAAGGATCATACTGTGTTGCTGTTGATTGTGATGTTGGGGTGTCTACTGCAGTGTCTACTGCATTTATTCCCACTGTATTACTTATTGTGGTTGTGGCGTATCCAAGTCCTTCTTCATGTGGTACTTCTGCTTCATCTAGATACGTACTTGCTATTTCCTGTGCCACTTGGTCAGTAGGGGCTGTATCTATTTCTTGTGCTACTTGTACTGCTTCATCTTCTGGTTGTGTTGTCATAATACTCCTTCATCTTCTGGTTGTGTTGTCATACATTACTCCTTTCTAATCAGAATAGTTGGTGTAGTCTAAGCAACTACTCAGTTCGTAATATTCACGTGTTCTCATGTTTATGTATCCGATTATTTCACTGTCGATTGTATCTTCTACCAACTGGATAAGACCTTGTTCCTCTCCTGCTTTCAACAATGCTAAGAAGTCAGGGTCATTGGCTAGTCCAGTAGCCATACCAAATGAACTATTGTAGTAGTCGCCATACACATATCCAGATTGTCTATTGTTATTCTTCCAACCTATGTTTCTAGTCCTTGAGGCTTCTTCTTCTTCGTAAGCCTTGACACGTGCTACATTAGCGTCAAGTATATCCTGTAAATCAGTAGGCACTTCGTACTCTGCAAGGTCAACATCAGGTGCCTCTACTTCAACGTTAAGTACATTGATACGCAAAGGATTGTACAAATGTACACTACCCAACATGTTATACTGCTTATTCACGACGAGAGATATTGCATAGTCGCCTGTTTGCATATCATCATAGTTGCTATCATCTGTGCCACTATGAAATACACTCATGTCTACATGACTATGCCAATGGAACTTATGCAAAGATGTATCATCTCCGTCCATTACTATTTGAGTATTGACCTTTGCCATTTCTTCATCTTCAATATCAGTAGTGCTACCTGTATTGGTTTGATTAGGCAAGTAAACTTTCTTGACTATAAACTCTACACTCCCGTCGGTGAAGTCTTTGCGTTCTACGAGTCCAGTGCCACTACACTCTTTTGGTGTAAACATATGTGCATACTTCATCATTGACACATACGCTTCTTCTTCAATACTGATAGTAATATCAGTTGTCACCTCATTCTTTTGTTTAGTTTCTACTGTCATTTACTTTAACTCCTTTCCGTTTACATCAATCGTTCTGTATCTAGGGTTTGGTACTGCTGAAGTATAATATCGTAATCGTGTTGAGAAGTAAGCAGTGTGACCATCATATTGACACTGCCACTCATCTTTTTCAAGGTTACGTACACAACAAAGACAATTCATACATTGTGAGTCAGGGAACTCATTGTTCTCTAGCCTATCATAATTGTCAGGGCATTTTGTACACTCACAGTCGGCATTATTATATCCACAAGCTTCACATCTATCGCACCTACAATCGTCTTGGTGACTGTCGCACTCGTTACACCAATTTTCACACTCGCAACTATCTCTGTCGAATTCACACCTAGCGCATATACTCTCAGCAACAATACCTCTCATCTTTGCCCAATACATTACAGATACATACCAACCATACCTGTCACATGAGTTGAGATAGTCGTGTATGATTGTTATAAGACCAATAACATCTGCAGTCTTATATGCTTGTGCAACTGCATTACCATAACTCCCCCAACAAGGACTAGTGCCACTGACATGTGGGTGATAGTACCCGTCGTGTGATTGGTTATTCTCGTAAGGCTCTATGTAAGTACTCTGTGTGTTAAAGTCAAACACCACTTTGTACTTGCCCATTGGCACATTAATCTCCGTATCATCTTTCATTATGTAAGGTATCACACACTCTTTAGTGCGTATTGTCATTGTTCCTGCTTCATGGCTAAAGCGTAAGAACTCTATATTCTCTTTAACCATATTAAACACATCTGCATCTGGTATTATTAAGCAGTTCATCATACGCTTTATCTGTTTGGCACGTTTCATTGAATAACGCAAGGATATACTCTCGTTTTCAGTCAAGTGTTCTCTATGCTTGTACTTCTCTACAACCTTCTTCTCTGTGGCTATGTCCTGTATATACTTCTCTAGCCGTGTGTTGAAGAACTTTGTCACTGTACATGACTGCACTACTTTAGCATCTCCAATGTTTTTTAATACATCTGGTACTGCCATATCATTACTCCCTTCGTTAGTGAGTTGTGACTCATTAGACACAAGGCTAGTGAAATTAGAGTTGCCATATCCATGCCATCGTTGTTGTAGCTCTGTGTCTAATGAGTCACTTGTCATTGTTAGTTGCCACCCTTCATTTTATTAGCAAGAGAGATAATACTGTTCTCTTCTGTGATCGAAGTGGACAATGACGCACTGTGATTGTTCACAGTTATTGCTCTGTCATTATGGTCAACCTCTGCAACATCAAGAACATCTCCTACTGTACTACCTGATAATACATTTACCTCTACTACTTGCTCTCCCATTGGGGCTACTTTGACTATCATATGATAATCTCCTTTCGTGTTTGCATACTCTCATTGGCACTGTTATAGTGCCAATTGAGTGGTATGCGTATTATTGTAGTTTCTTCTATGACAATCGCATCTTCGGTGTGCTTTACCTTTTGCACTATGTCCCGTGACACGCTAAAGTCATTACTGTTTGTGTTCATAGGTCTATCATCAAACAGTGTCTTTGTCGCTCTGTTCAATATCTCTTTAATACTCGTCGTCAATTACACACCTTGCCAAATCACTAGCCTTAATAAACCACATATCTGCAATCTTTATTGCTGGTAACTGTCCTTTGCGTATTCTAGCCCTCACACCTTGAGGTGTCAGTACTAAACGCCTTGACGCGTTTTCTACTGTCACATACTTGCCGTTTATGTCCTGTACACCATAGATAACATGGCTCTTAGCCCTGTACGGCTTACCACCTCTTGATATTATTCCATATTTCATTGTTTTACTCCCTTAGTTAGTCCTTTATTAAGCATGTGTGTATCACGCAATCTTTGCTCTTTGCACCTTTGCACATGCCACTTGAAGTGTATGTCACACAGGTGTATGTTGTATTTCTCTACTCGCCTTGTTGCTCTATGAGTGCAGTGGTCACATTTCATCATAGTACCACCTCTACCACATACACTGTGGCACAATACACTATGTACCATGTCACTAGGCAATACAATATAAGTCCTGTCCACACTAGCATATGCTTGTTCATACACTCACCTCACTATCATCTATAATGTTACTGTCTATGTACTCACACATGTATCTAGCATACGCAGTGAGTACCGCGTGTCCTTTGAACATAAAATGACTGTCACAACGCCTTACTGCATTGTGATACAAGCGTCTAAACTTTGGAAACTCACTCTTGCTCACTGATATAGTGCTTTTACTATAAACAAAATTGTATCCCATGTCACTTCTCACAGCGTCACTCATATAGCACTCCTCACAGCGTCACTCACACTAGCAGTGGCAGTTGCCATTACTGGGATAAACTCTAAATACCAATTCTTATGCTTCCTGTTATTACGAATAGTTCTATGTTTTATCTCTTTATCAGTCTTAATTCTAGTATTCTGTTTAGTCTTATGCATTGTATATATCCTTGTAGTATGTTATTAATAAGTAATACTGCATACTGTAAATTAATACAGTATGCAGTATATAGTATGCTATCCAGCAAAGTCTGTTTCAGTGCTGTTAGTGACACCTGTCTTTAACGGGTAATAGTCTAGTCTAAATCCGTGCCCATTTATGGCTTTGCCACCAAACGCTGAACCTATACGACAAAAGTAATTATACGGCAATTTTGCAGGATTCTTTGCAAGTGCCTTTGCACTTGGCATATCAGTTTTTAATATACAAGGCAATCCGACTAGAATTGCCTTGCCATCTGGACTGCCAGTGCCGTCTTTGATGCTATGCCTTTCATACTCTTTACCATTAATAATTACATGTGTTACTGTGTCAAGATTACATACAACTTTGTTTACTGTTGTCATTGTTATACTCCTTTCAAAAGTATATTGTTATTGTCTATATAAAGCAGTGCATAGCGATTGCCGTGCCTTGCGTAGTTTTTGCCGTGCCGTTTTTTGCCGTTCATGCTTTTATCGTGAGCAAAAACCGTGCCAAATTGAAAAAAGTTTTTCCAAGTTCAAAATGACGGACTGTCCAGGACAGACTAGGACAACAAATGTTGCCAAAATGAAACATGTTGCACAACATGTTTAAGAAAATGGACATGTCATAGGTTGTCATAGGTTGGGTAGGTGTGTCCTACTGTGTCCTACTGTGTCCTAGTCTGTCATGGACAGTCATGGACAGTCATGGACAGTCATACATGTTCCGTGACAATAATAAAAAAAACTAGTATCAATCCAATATAGTAAACACTCCCTAACAAACAAAAAGACTTAACAACAAAGAGTATAATAATAATAAAACTAATTGTTTTATGTTTTTATTTATAGTATGTTTTTTTGTGTTTTCTAGTTACGGGATACGGGATACAGTTTATGATTTCCAGTTGCAAGTTACTGTAATTGTTACTGTTATCCGTATCTTGTCTACTGTATACAGTATTAAGTGCCAAGTGCCACACCCCCCCACCTATTAAGAGTCATTTCCACCCTCACATGCGTAGAGGAGGTGCGATCCTCAAAATGAACCCGTTTTTTCACGTAACACGTATCATAGCAACCCTTTATATAATATATATATATAAATATATATTTGTAAACAGTTGTAAATAAACCTTGACACATTGTAAATAAACCTTGACACATTGTAAATTATATGGTAAACTTTAGTAACTAATAATTTACAATGGTTTACAAAAAGGAGGGGTAAAATGGCTAAAACAAAGCAAGTTAGAGTGAGAACGATTCTTTATGAGGAGCTGGAGAGACGTGCTTCGAGATTACTGGGGGACGTTACGGCGTCAGAACTTCTTACCGATGTATTACGTAATTACTTATATGGAACGTCTATATCCAAAATGGAGGGTGTAAATGAAGAAGACTAGCCACATGTTACGTGTCCCTATGACATTATGGACACAAATAGAAGCTTATGCGGAAGATTTTACACATAAAAGCGTGCCTGCAGTAGCACTTGATCTGTTATTTGCTGCAGTGACTGGTACAAAATCTGGGCCTTCGGCTCCTGTAACTAGAACTACACCTAGTAAAACCACAAAAAAAACTATATATAATAATAAAAAGAAACATAATGATTTAATAATAAGAGTATATAATATTAATACTATGGAGTGTAAGTGGTTATATGAGAGCGTTCCGGGTGATTTTTTTATGGAAAAGAATTTCAAGGATATGACGGACTATTTAGATCTAGCGGCACGCAGGACGTCCGCTATACCGCTGATGCTCCCATATTGTGCGCGGACCATTATAAGGGAAGACGAGCTGGACTCGGTGGACGATCTGGATATGATCGACCAATCCGCAGAACAAGCGGCTTACCTAGTAAAAGAGTACGAATACATCAAAACACAGGTAAATTATAAGGAATTACTCAACTATACAGCAGCTGGTGCTACACCTTTCCTACCCGTACTGATGGACCAAATACGGAATGGAGACAATATAGAGCATATTTACATTAAATAAGGAGGGGCCGTGAACATAGTGATGGAGCTAGTAAAAGGATGGAAGATTGTAGAGGTCGATGTAATTGACGATGTCGGATACATCTCCTTCTGGCTAGTGGGTCCGATGGGTGAGTACGAATACAGTGGATGCACCAGAGGTAGGGTGCACGCATACTGGGAGGACCATAAGGAGGGCCTACTCATGAACACGGGCAACGGTAAACAGTTGGCAGCAGACTGCGGCCTTAAATGGGACGATTTAAGTCCTTTTGAGCAACAATCATGGGAGAAAATGGCCCGTACAACACCTAAAGGAGGTGCTGATGAAGGAAATGACGACGAAGTTCTATGAGCAGTTCATGCTCGAGAGCAATATGATAGAACGTGAATATAGGCTGAATCCGGGTGACATGGAGGCTATAACGTATGCCACGGAACGCGTGTTTTGGGATGAAGAACGCCTCATGCAGATGCACAGATCACTAGGATCCTACCTAAAAGAACCATGGGTGGGCCAGTATCGCACGTGTAACGTGTGGATAGGCAACAGTGCGCCGCCAGACTGGCAGGACGTGCCCAAGCTTATGGAAGACTTCTTCGAGGACTTAGACGATATGAGCTCATGGGAGGCTCACAACGAGTTTGAGCGCATACATCCATTTAGAGACCTGAATGGTCGTACTGGACGCCTCATATGGCTCAGCAAGGCTCTGGATGAAGGATACTCATTCAACATACCGTTCCTCCAGATGTACTACTATCAGACACTGGACCAATACAGGATAGATGACGAGATGGAGGTATCTAATGAATAATGAGACCAATAACCATGCCCTAGCAGCTACAGAATCACAGCACGGATACGGTACTAGCAGTTATACTAAGGTGAAGACCTATGGCAAGAACAGGCGCTGTAAGGAGTGCAACACGCCGTTGACCGTATACAACGAGTCTAAGTACTGTTTCAGGCATAGATACAAAGAGATAGAGGAACGTGACACGGACAGAATATACTAGGAGGACACATGAAAGAATTAATTATTTGCGCAGCAGTGAAAACTGAGTGCGGGAAAACAATGCGAGGACACAGACATGGAGACTGTATTAGAGCCATCCATGATAGAAAGTTAAAAGTTGCTAAAGGAATGTCCTCTAATCAAGGCTTTATCACATCTCAAAACAGGTTTGTAGATAGGCTAGAGGCTATGAATATTTATATTGATTCTGGAGGTGTGTCGGCCCAGTATCCAGTGATACCATTAAAAAGAAACAAGCCGTTATTTAGCGAAGACTTATATTAAACTAAATACCGCTTGACTTTTGCTAGATTTTATTACATACTTATAGTATGTCTAAGACTATCCGTGACAAGTACGTACAGTATAGGACTAACCCGGACAACGATGCACGGTCATTTTCGCATTTCGCGACGATGTGCGGGTATACTCTGTCCGAGGTTAAGGATGCCGTTGCCCATGACAAGGATATAGAAAAAGATATCCTCGTCGCTAGACGTAATAAGTACGCTAAACGTATGCAAAAAATAGATGATGCACTTTTCAAATCCGCAGAAGACGGTGACACCCGTGCTGCGGATTTGCTATATAGACGCTTCGACGGATGGGATCCAAAGGTCGTCGAGCAGACTACTAATTTTTACAATTTTACGGATATCGTTAAGGAATTGCGGAATGACAAACCAACTAAGTCCGGAGGACGCGGCCCTTTTAATTAAGAAGTCCTACGATGATCCGGTGTTCTTTGCAAAGTATGTTTTGGGAGTTGACCTGTGGGATAAGCAGGTGCAGATCATCGAGTCGATACGGGACAACGCTAACACTTGTGTGGCCTCAGGCCATGGTGTCGGCAAGACATTTATCTCAGCAGTTGCTACATTATGGTTTTTATGTACACATGATCAGTCGCGTATCATAACAACTGCACCTACGAACAGACAGGTAGAAGCTATCCTGTGGGCTGAAATATGGCATCTCTACAAACACGCACGCTTCCCATTGGGAGGCAAACTACTCAAAACATCGCTTACCATTGAAGAGAAATGGTTCGCCCTAGGGTTATCTACGGATGATCCGGACAGATTTCAGGGACATCACGCGAGACACGTTCTACTGGTTATGGACGAGGCACCGGGTATTGACCCAAAGATTTACGAAGCAGCACAAGGTATACTGACACAGGCCAGCAGTAAGAATCTACTGATAGGTAACCCGACTTCGCCATCGGGACCGTTCTTTGACGCATTTCATAACAAACTGTGGAACTCATTTTATATTAGCTGTTACGATTCTCCAGCTATCGCGGAACCAGACAGGTATCCTGCACTCACAACTCAGAAGTGGATAGACGAAAGGAAGGAAGAGTGGGGTGAAACCTCCCCGATGTTCGTCTCCCGAGTACTGGGTCAATTCCCCCTAGAGGGTGAGGATACCCTCATACCATTAAACTGGTGTAACAGAGCGGTGGCACGATTCGAGAAGAGCAAAGATACGTGTAAGGTGAGCGACCATGTGTATTTGGGACTAGATGTTGCGAGATACGGTACAAATAAGACGGTTTTGTCCAGTTTTGTACCAAATAGACTGCAATATCAGAAGTCCATACAGAACAAATCCACCACGGAAGCAACCAAGTTAGCAATAACTGATGGTATTAGTGCCGGTGCGAAGTTGATGCAGATCACCACGGACGACACAGGGGTTGGCGGTGGTGTCACAGACAGGCTGCGAGAGTTGGGATATCCTGTGCTGGCTATTAACTTTAGTCAGAAACCAACTGACCCAATGCATTTTCGTGGGATACGTGATGAGATGTACTGGCATTTGAGGGAATTATTCAGAAGTGAGGAGATAGCTATACCGAACTCTGAAGCCCTGATAAACCAGTTGAGTGCTATAAAGTACAAGATAAACAGTAAGGGCAAGATAGAGATTGAAGATAAAGACGCAATGAAGAAGAGGGGCCTTAATTCCCCTGATGAAGCAGACAGTCTGGTCATCGCAGTATGGGGAGCCAAACGAATGAAAGCGTCAGGCCAGTTCAGGAGGCGCGCAATGGGTAGGAGTAGCCAATACAATGACGTGGCCTACTATTAATTGGGAACAAGTTTTTGGTATAGGACTACTCGTCGGGATGATACTCGTCGTGTGGTTGATACCAGTTAAGAAATAAAGGAGAGTGCTATGGGGGCATCTAGAAGAGAAACTAAAAGATCGGATAAAGCAGGAAATGCTAGAGCAAGAGCTGCTTTAAAACCAGCCCTTAAAGCTACAGCTGCTGTAGGAGTTGCAGATGCGCTCGTTCATGGTGCTGTTGGACCGGGTATAGCAGGGTCGGCGTACCTTGGTTGGAAAGCTGGTAAGGCTATCAAAAGGGCAGTTAGGGGTAAGAACGATAGTCGGATAGCGGCGAACACAACTCAAGATATAGCGAATAGAGAACGTGCTGCTTCAGTAAGGAAACCTATTAGCAAATTGAAAAAGTCGAGTAATATAAAAGCTATAAAACCTATGAAGGATAAAAAGTTAACGCCTATTAAGAATAACAAAGGAAACTTTGAAAAAGGCTTAATGAAATAAAGGGATAACATGGTAAATAGAGCTATAAAAGATGAAGCTGAAGGCGCAGCAGTAGAACAGCCACAAAATCTGGTTGACCAGAACCCTTTGCTGTTACAACTCAGTGAAGAGCAGCAAAAAGAACTTGTAGAGATCATTATGGAAGACTACCGTAACGCTAATGAAGCGCGCGGAGAGACTAGCTGGGGAACAGATTCAGAAGGTAAAGGCGTAGACTTTGACACTAAGTATGGCGATCTTATAGCATTGTATGAAGGCGACGATGTACAACGACCAGAGTCATGGATGTGTGGTAGATCCCTAAAGATAGCACAGGCCATTGTAGAAATGTTGGTGGCTAGATTATTTCCTGCAATATGGAATGAAGACACTATTAAGTGGAAACCAGTAGAATCAACTGATAAGAAAAGAACGTCAGCAACAAATGAGATAATGCGTTGGGTATTTGTTAACTGGATGAAGATACGTCCTAAGATTCTTGAAACAGTACGCGCAACGATTAGTTTAGGAACAGTATTTACAGAGCCATATTGGTCTGTTAAGAAAAGAGATTTAGGTAAGACAGAACAGCAGGACGTTGTAGGAGAAGATGGTCAGCCGATTCTAGATGAGACTACAATGGAGCCAATGACTATTGAAGCAAGGATGCTAAGCGTCGACGAGAAACCAGCCATACGAAATATCCCACTTACAAAAGTTTTAACACAGCCCGGATGTACAGATATACAAGACGAACCCGTTATAACCTTGAAAGATTTCTACTATCACGAACTCGAGCAGGAGCAACGAGAAGGTGTTGTTGTTAACGTTGACGATAAACTTAAAGGGGCTGTAGATAAAAGTATTATTACAAAGTTTGGACAGGAGCTTGAGAAGGCTGAAAAGATTTCTTCGCTAAACGCGAAAAGACGTGCGTCTATCGTCGAGACATTAACATGGTACGGACCTTATGACGCTAACGGTGACGGCTTTCCTGAAGAGATTGTTGTACGTGTAGCTATTAAGGACGAGATTTATCTTCAGGGATTTCCATTATCAGCAATTTCTCGACGAGGAACAAGACCACTTGTACAAACTAATTTTGTAAATAGAATGTTCAAGCTTCTAGGAATAGGGGCACTGGAACAAGTTAAACCTTTAGCAGAGGAGGTGGACGCATGTTTTAGACAACTACAAGATGCAAACACACTAGGCATTATGAAGTGGGGGTTCTACGACCCGAATAGTGACTATAATCCCGAGGAACACGTAGCTAAACCTCGGGCAATGTATCCGGTAACTAATCCATCGCAGAACGTCTACTTTCCAGATATGAGCGTGCCTATAGAACGGTTGATCATGGCCATTCGATTGGTTATGGAGTTTGTCGAAAGACTGACTGCAGCATCGAGCTATGTAATGGGAAAGGAATCTTCCATAGTTGGTGGTTCCGGCACAGCTACACGGACACAGGCAATCATGTCTTCCGCTGATGCACGCTTTAATTTACCGGGAATGAATATGCGTGATGGTGTAGGAGAGATCCTTACACAAGTATTTGATCTATGCCATTTGAATATGCCAGAAGGATTGGAGAAGCGTATTCTTGGTGAGGACAATGAACCTGTATTTGAAACTAATGAAGATGTTAAGGACGCATTCTTAACTGAGATGGATTGTTATTTAGAACCTAATGCCGCATTCGGCGATGTTAACACTATGCGCGAGTTAGCTTCAGTTCTATATGATAAATTTGTTATGGGTGGAAATCCCTTAGTTGTTGGTTCAATGGACCATTTGTATCACGCAACAGCAGAAGTATTCAAAGCGTATGGAGAAAACCCTAAGGAATGGATTGGACCAGCTCCAGTGAGTAAAGAGACAAGTGATCCTATAGAAGAACACACTATCATTAGAGAAGGGCGAGTTATCCATCCAGATCCACAAGAGAATCATTTGGAACATATCATGATGCATATGGAAGCTATGAATAATCCAGAGATTGTGACATGGCCTAAAGAAGCAGTACAGGTATTACAGACACATATACAAGCACATGAGCAGTTAATGCAGCTTGTTATGCAGTTCCAAGGACAAGGAAAAACGGGAGGAACGGAGAATGGCAACACCGGAGGAGCAGCAAATGCAGAAGGAGGACCTGCAGCAACTTCAGGGCAACAGGGTGTTCAAGGAAATGCTAACCCAGCTCAAGACGCGACTTCTAACCAGACGCAAGGAACAGCGCTTGGCACTCCAGAAGTGCGATAAGGACACTGGGTTATTACTTGAAGGAACACTAATAGGGATTGAAGAATTCCTACGTATCTATGAAGCACAACAGGTCAAAGACAAATCGGAGAGTCCCACCTCTTCAATTAAATACTAAGTGGAGGAAGAATGAAAAAAGACAAAGATGGAAACCCTATTGAAGATGAGCAGGACGATGATGTTATCTTAGAAGATGAAGATGATATTGACGAGGACGATTTAGAAATAGATTTAGATGAGGGCGATGATGAGGATGATGATGACAAGGGAGCAGCGCGCGCAAGTAATCAAAAGTTTGCGGCGATGCGGGTGGAGAACAAGAAGTTAACTGATTCAGTAGCAGATCTTACAAACACTGTTCAGAGTTTGCAAAGTAACAGGCCGATGATAACACCATTGGAACCAGAACAGAACACAGCGATTGTACCGGCTGGAACACCTAAAACAGATGAAGAATGGGATGCATTAGCACAGAAGGATTGGAAGAAGGCAGTTGATCTTAGAAGCATTCAGAATGCACAGAGCATTATAAAAGAACAGAAAGCAACTTCCAAAGCTGATGCGACGTTAGATGCATCAAAGCAAAACGTTCTAGCAGTACATCCAGAGTTAAATGATAATAACAGTGAGAAAGCAAGAATTTACGTGAATATTTTAAATGACAATCCTGATTATTTGACACAGCCAAAAGGACCTCTATATGCTATGCGAGATATGGAAGACTACATGGAAAATACATTAGGGTACAAACGTAAGGACATCAGGACTGCCGAGAAAGCTGGAATTCAGAAAGAGAAGACTAGGCAGAATAGGATTGTACTTAACAAAGGATCGGGGCGTACCAGTGTAGGTAGCGGAAACAAGGTGGTCATCGGTAAGGATGAGCTAGAGTTCTGCAAATTCCACGAGATTGACCCGAAGGAATACGCCAAGAATAAACAAAAGTTAAGTAAATCTAAGAAAGATGAGGTGTCCGTATGACAGTCGCTAAAAAAGATATAGTAGAAAAAGATTTAGTCCAAGAAGAGAAAGTTGTGGCCCCGGCAGTCATAACTAAAGCAGATAACTTATCGAAAGAAGAAGAGCACATCTCGGAGCTAGTTAAAGAACAGCCCAAGACTGCAGCTGAATTTTCGGTAAAATCGTTAACTCGTTTTAATCTTCTTGAGTTGCCAGAAGAGTGTAAGCCTTTGCACGCGAAAAAGTATAGATTCAGATGGCTGAACAAACAAAACATCGAAGCAAGGCTTAACAGTAGCGTATGGATGCTATGCACTCGTGTAAATTCTCCATACATCAAAGCTTATCGGTTTAAGTCTCATGGTGCAGTAGAGCAGTCTGGAATGTTATTAGCATTTTGTGCTGAGAACGTTGGTAAGGAACGCGAATCAGCTCCTGCCAAAAAAAGCGCCGCTCTTGTAAAGCATTACACTGAGGAATTACCTAATGATGAGCGAAGGGGCTTCTACCAACCGAAAGATTCGGGGGAAGAAGATGATGAAGGTTTAATTGAAGGCAAAGACTTTTAATAACAAAGGAGTACTAAGATGGCGAATATAGACAGACCTAAAGGTTTGGAAGTCTACCATGAGCTTCTTCGTGCCACTCTATATCAAGTACCAAGCGCAGTAGTTGGTAACGTAGATATTTTCATTGGTGACCCAGTTATCTTAACTGGAACAGGTAACCAATGTGATATCGCGACAGCAGGAACCACTAACCCTCTTTTAGGGGCTGTTCTTGCTACGTATGATACCAACATGGTACCTACCAATTATCATGAGGATAATGGTGGAGCGGGATATTTATTAGTTGCGGATCATCCAATGCAGCTGTTTTCAGCACAGGGTGATGGAGATACTACAATCTTCACAGCAGATGATGCTGGCGGAAACGTCAATCTCGTAAGTGGTTCAGGAAGTACAACGAATTATAGAAGTGGTTGGCAATTAGACGACTCTGACACAGGTGGAGCAACTGCCGGCGATCAAGTTCGTTTAATGAAAGTAGTACCTAGGGCTGATAATACAGTTGGATTAGCATATTGTGACTGGATTATCAGAATAAATAACCATCAACAAACAGCTGGTATCGTCGGTGTAGGCGTATAAAGGAGCTAAACCATGAATAGATCACTATTTAGTAAAGCGATTGTTCCGGGGCTATTCTCCTTTATGACAACTTCTTTTAAGGAAAGACAGCCGTTTTATTCAACTGTCTCTACTATTAAGAACTCTAGGAGAGCTTACGAAGAATCAGCTTATTACGCAGGACTCGGACTCTTAACCGAGAAACCTGAAGGTGAAGCCATCAGTTATGATGATTTCATTCAAGGACCAACTAAGAGATGGGTGCATAAAACTTATGCACTAGGCGCTCGTATCACTGAAGAAATGATTGAGGATAGTCTTTATCCTGACATTCCTACAGAGATGGCTGATATGACAAAAGAATTAGGGCGAAGCTCTCGTGAAACAATCGAAGTTCTTGTTCACGATTTATATAACGGTGCTACCAAAACAGCTGGTGACGGACTTGCTATATTTAGCAACAGTCATACAAAGCTTGGCGGTGGTACTTGGTCTAACCTGTTAACTCCAGCTGCTGACTTAGCTAGTGCTTCATTGAAGCAAGCTTTGTTGAACATCGAAGAGACAACAGATGACCGTGGTAAACAACAGGTTATCAGACCTAGGACTCTATTGATTCCAGCTGAGCTTGAGTTTACTGCAAAAGAGCTTTTAAACTCTACGCATGATCCTGAATCTGCAAATAACACAATCAACTCATTACAAAGCAGAAACTTGCAAGTAATTGTTGACCCTTATTTGACAGACGCAGACGCGTGGTTTTTACTAGCAGAAAAGAATCCGTTCATCACGTTTATGAGACGTAAAGTCAAATTTGCTAAAGATGGAGATTTTGAGACAGGTGATGCAAAGTTCAAAACGAGTTTCCGTATCTCGTCTGAATGTAACTACCCTATGGGGGTTTACAAGAGTGCTGGAGCCTAATTGAAATAAAGCTTGACGCATTGTTTAATAAATGGCATAATAGTTTCTAAAAGGAGGCTATTATGCCATTCAAAAGCAAAGAAGAAGAGCACACTTATAATCAAGCGTACTACAAGAAGAACAAAGAGAAGGTAAAAGCAGGACGCAGAAAGTATTATCGAGAAAATGTTGAAAAGTGTTTAGTAGGGTGCCGACACGGAAATCTTTCAGACGCAGCAAAGAAACATAAGTCTGATTATCAAAGAGAAATGCGGGAGGCATTCCCAGAAAAATACCGTGCTCGTAAATTGTTAGGACGAGCCGTGAAATCTGGAAAAGTAAAACGAGGCGTTTGTGCGATGTGCGGACATGAAACCGTAGAAGCACACCACGAAGATTACAGTAAACCCTTAGATGTACGATGGCTTTGTAGGTATCATCACCGTGTTGTCGAAGGGAGAACAATTTAACTTGTCCCAGTCTTGGGTAAGCCGGAGTTAGAATCTTCGGGGCAGAAAAGGAGTTTTACAATGAGTTTGACTAATTTTCCAAATGGAATAACAAGTTTTGGCGTACCTATCATGGGCTCTTCAAGTAATATCCCGGCAACAACTGGGTCATATTTCTTTGTAAGCTCGGATACTGGTAGTGACGGTAACAGGGGACTTACTACTGGATTACCGTTTGCAAGCATTACGAAAGCATTGACTGCTTGTACGGCTGATAAAGGCGACATTATTTTATGTATGCCCGGCCATACAGAAACTGTTGCAACAGCGGCAGCACTAGATATTAATGTAGCAGGTGTTTCAGTTATTGGGTTAGGTAACGGCGCATTAAGACCTACATTGACTTTAAGTGCAGCAGCAGCGACAGTAGGCATAAGTGCGGCAAATGTAACATTAGATAACTTCATCTTAGTTGGTGGATTTGCTGACGTTGCAGTTGGAATCGTATGTACTGGTCTGAACATTACAATACAGAGATGTAGATTTCAACAGTCTGCAGATGATTTGAACTTCTTGTCTTGTATTGAGACAAGTGGTGGTGCAAACACTGAGAATGGTTTAAAGATTCTTAGTTGTGAAAGATATGAAATAGACGCAGCAGCATTAGCTATGATTTCTATTTTAGAAGACATAACTGATTTAACTATTGCGGATAATTATTGTAGCACAGGTGGGACAACTACAGCTGTAGGACACTTCCTTATTCAGGGAGCGTTTACGGTATTGGATGCAAAGATACTTAGAAATTATCTTAACATTACTTCAGCGACAACTACTTATACTGTAGGATTGTTGATTACAGGTAGTGCTTCAGATTGTTCTGGTGTTGTAGCTAATAACTTAGTAGGATCGCTAGACGCTACTTCTGAGTTGCTTGATACTGCTACGCTAGATTACCAGCATTTTAATAACTATTATGCTGATGCTCTTGCTAAGAGTGGGTATTTACTACCAGCTATAGCTTAACGAGTTTAAGTACTTAGAGACCTGTAGCCGGATGTCTCAAAAAGCCGGCTGCCAACTATAATGAAAAACACCTTACAAAAATATACTTGTGATAGGTGTGGTTTCGATTATAAGAAAAGCTCGTTAAAACGCCAGCGTGGGATGCTCCTTTCTTGTGACTGTGTAGATAACCTCAAGAAGATTAAGCAGCCAAACCCCCGTTGGATGTCGCCGAGAGACGGTAGTGATTCTACCAGTCCTGTTAACACCCCGACGGTCTTTATTATAAGCGCTGCCACAGGGATTACAGCATTAAGCCAATCACGCGAATATACGCATGAGGGTTCACGTCGAAACTTCAATATGCAAATTGTTAGTGACGGCGGAGCTATCAGTATAACTGCGTCTCCACAAATAGTCACCGGACTTCAAGGCGACGTTCTCACCCTTACAGGAACTTCCAATACAGATACAGTTACATTAAACGACGACGGGGAAACAATATTACACCTTAGTTATCCTATGATCTTAACAAAGGGTGATAACATAACGTTAGTTTATAATGAAACACTATCTTCAATAGGTGATTGGGGAGGGAGTGCGTGGGGCACAACAGATTTCGGATGGGGCGGCTCATCAAGCGGATGGATAGAAACTTCAAGAACTAAGGGAGGAATTTAATGGGTTCAACAACAACCAACTACAATTTATATAAGCCTGCTGTTGGAGAAGTCGGTTGGGGAGGCACTGTAAATTTAAGTACAGACGCAGTTGATACCCAGATGAAAGTTAATGCCGACGGGATAGCAACAAACGTAACAGCGGTTGGATTAAATACGGCACATAGAACAACAAATAATGGTAGTGACCATTCATATATTGACCAGAGCGTAGTCTCTGGCGCAACACCAACATTTACAGCTACAAATATTTCAGGATTGCCTGCAGCCAACGTATTAGCAGGGATACTCGGTGTCACAGGTACGAGAATGACGAAGGGCTGGTTCACAGATTTAGAATGTACGAACGCTATTGCCGGAGCTATTACTGGAAATGCAGCAACGGCGACAGCATTAGCAAGTGCTAGAACAATAGGTGGCGTAAGTTTTGACGGTACTGCAAATATTACTGTGGCAAGTGCGACAGGTGGATTCACCGTATCAGGAGGAGCTTTAGCTCTTGGCGCGAACAATATTACAATGTCTGGTTCGCTTGGTGTAACAGGGACACGATTGACTAAAGGTTGGTTCACAGATTTAGAAGTAACAAATGCTATTGCCGGTTCGGTTACTGGGGCATCAACATCTTGTTCAGGACAAGCAGCGACGGTAGCTACAATCACAGGCTTAGCGCCTGATACAGCGACGACGCAAGCAGCACAACCAAACATAACATCTGTAGGAACTATTACATCATTAGTAGCAACAACTGCAGATATTAATGCAGGAACATTTGATGGTATCGTTGGGGGAACAACTCCGGCGGCAGGATCGTTTACTACTGCCACAGCAGATGATTTAGCAGATGGGACGACTACTCTTAATGTAACAGAGCTTGGGGCAGCTAGTATTCAATTTGTTATGGACGGAAGTGGGGCAGCTATCACTACAGGTATTAAAGGTGATATTGAAGTTCCTTTCGCTTGTACTATTCAACGTGTGACAATGTTATTAGACCAGTCCTCGACGACGACTGTTGATATATGGAAAGACACTTACGCTAACTTCCCTCCTACTGATGCAGACAGTATCACGGACGCAACACCTCCGGGTACGTCGGCAGCTCTTAAAGACCAAGACGCGACGCTTACAGATTGGACAGTGGCGGTAGCGGCAGGCGACATAATAAGATTTAACGTAGACGCTAATGATAATGCAACACTATGCACTATCTCCTTAAAGGTGGTGAAGGCTTAATGGCAGATACAACAGCATATTTCCAATTAAAGTGTAATGATGACGCCGCTAATACCACAGTAACAAATGATGGTAGCGAAGGTACTAATGAAACCTCGACGACAAACACAAGTAATTTAAGTGTTGTTGGTAAGATTAATGAAGGGTTTGAATTTGATAGTGCTAATAGCGAAGCGTTAGACATAGACAATTTAGTAGGGAATATTGCAACTAACACTTCTGGTTCGTTATCTTTTTGGATGAAGCCTGACTCATCAGGGGGTTATCCGGGAATAGGAAGCATAACAGTAGGGGCGGCTAATACAGGACTGTTAATGCAATATCGAGGACCGTCTGGAAATATGAAGTTTAATACTAGGTTGGCTGGTACTGATAAGTGGGAAAGAGATACAGCAGCCAATTCTATTCCTGATGGAGTATGGACACATGTAGCTATGTCTTTTGATGGATCAGACGCATATTTTTATATTAATAAAGTCTTGGACACAACTGCGTACACAACAACAACGGATAAGACCTTCTGGTTTAATGATATGGGGTCTTTAGACACAGGTAGGATTGCTTGTTATAAATATAATGGTGGTGCAAATTCAGATTTCTATAAGGGCATATTTGATGATATTAGATACTACCCTAATCATGCTCTTACTACAACGGAAATAGACCATCTTTATCACGGTGGATTTGGTACAGAGGATAACCCAGCGACGGAGTACGTGCCAGCAGGACGATCTTTTAGTGTAATAATTAGTTAATATAAGGGGGATAAGATGGCAACAGGAATGCTAGTAGTAGAATTATGGACAGCGGAGGCGATAGGAACTGGGGTCACTAAAACGACTGCAGCGATTGATATAGCTAAATTGGGGGCGGCAGCCGTGCATGTTACAGCGTTAACAGGGACAACTCCTGATGTTACGTTTACATACACTCTTAGCAATAGTAGAGCGGGTACTTATGTTGCTGGTGAAGCAACTATTAAGGCTAATGCTAACTCAGCTGGGATACATGACTTCTCACCGGAAGCAGGTAGGTTTATTAAAATTCTAGCTAAAAATAACAGTGGTGCTAATATTGCAACTTTGACAGCGCAGTTAGCTGTTCAAGAATCGTAAGGGGGAGCTATGGGGTTTGCTAAAGGACCTAAAGATAAAACGATAACAGAGAAGAAAGTAACCATTATTAAAAAGGTTATTGAACGACCTGTCTTTGAAAACGTAACTATAACTCGCCCTGTCTATAAAGACGTTATAATTGAACGTCCTATAGTTAAAGAGGTGCAGGTTATCGTCGAGAAAGTTGTTATTAAGGAAGTTGAGAAGATAGTGGAGGTACCTAAGTATGTCACTAAAGAAATTGAAGTCCCTAAAATTAAAACAGTTCCTAGAACGGTCACAAATGCCAAAGTGGTTGAAAGTATCCTCCATGTCACTAGGGAAGTACCTAAACTCAAAGAAGTTGAATACGCTGTCAGAGTACCGAAAATCGTCTATCAGGAAACAGTCAAAGAATTGATAGTGCCGGTACTTAAAGAGAAAGACATTCTCGTAGAGCGACCAAAGTTTATAGAGAAGATCGTTGAGTTGATTAAACCAAAATATGTTTGCCAGAGCTGTGGACATGAGGTGAGATGAGAGCTACACAACACACAAAAGAAATAGGCGATTATGATTTTTACACAGCGTATACGTTAACCAACCTATACGTTGAGCAAACGTTCGGATCGTTCTTATCAACTATAAATGTAACGAATGACTCGACGACAGACGCGGTACAGTTCAGTTGGGACGGTGCTACTCTGGCTGGTGAGGTTAGACCGGGAGAGTCCGTAACGATAACGGTCAATCAGAAGACGAGTCTATATATTAAGGGAACAGCTGGCGGAGACGTAGCACGTATATGGGGATACGTAAGCCTGAGTGCTTCTGCAGTTACGACATCATTCTCCCCTCTTGGAGTTGTGAACAAGTCGTATGAAGACACAGAATTTGTAACTGGGGACTCGCCTCTTGTGATAGATTTTAACCTTGATTCTGGGCAT